CGCTACCAGCACCGCGCGCCGTACGGTTATCGCAGACCTGGGGGTCTGGCCTGGCTGGTTCAGGCGGTGTTCAGCCTTTCCAATTCCTTCTCCACCAATCCCACATGTACAGCGCTGCGAGGAAGGCGCAGAGGATCAGGACTTCGGGGCCGGTTAGCATGGCGTGCCGCGGGCCTTGGCGATGGCTTCAGTGCGTTGTCTAGGCATGCTCCCGAGGTGCAGTAGTGCCTCGTCGTAGCGTCCCGCTTCTACGCACTCATAGGCGATGCGCATCTGTGCGTTGGTAGCCTCCAGCGCTTCCAGCAGGTCAGGCGCCGCAGCGATCAGGCGGGCGTTGGCGATCGCTTCGTCATCGTCTAAGTAAATCTCCGGCACCACCAGGGTTCCGCTCTTGCCTTCCGGCTCGTGGATTACCCAACGTTCCTCTTTGTCGATGATCCAAGGCCCCGGCGTATGTCCGTTGCTCATCTCATCCTCCTATGTGCTGATGGGTGACAGTGGGGCGGTTAGGCCTCGATGTCGAAGTGCTTCCTGGCTACTTGCTCGCCGATTTCATCCAGCAGCGAATCAGCGCCGAAGTGGTTCACGATCTGCTCGATGTCGAAGTTATCGAGTACCGTGGCGCCGTCAGCGTCGTATGCTGAGACACCCATCAGCGTGCGGCTTGCTGGGTTAACGTCGATCTTGTAGGCGTCGAAATTCAAAACTGAGATGTTCATTACTCACTCCTTCCAGTGGATTCCCCCTGATGCGCCCCGCTTGAGGCGCACCGAGGAATCTTCTGTCTTGCTGGCCTCCGTTACTTGCCACGGTGGGCTGGGCTGATAATTCGGAAATTCCGAATTTCCTCTCTCGTTGCGCGTCTGCCGGAGTCATCTCTCTGCCCGCTGCCGCTACTGGCGTCGCATCGGGTGGCTGCGCAACTTCGCGTGGCTGCATGTGGAGCCACGGCCAGTTCCAGAGCTGGCATGGGGCGGGGAATTTGTTGATCGCGCTGTATGCCGAAGCAGACCCCGCCGCGATGTTCCTGAGTTGTTAAAGAGCGATGGGCGACTTTCGAGGCCCTGACGCGGTGCTGCTGCGTCGATGGGTGAACAATAAGCCAATGCCTAATCTTGCGCAATAGGCATTAGCTAATTTTTTTCGTGTGGACGAACGAAAACGCCCCGAGGCGCCGCCGAGGCCCTTTTGAGGGAATCAGGAATCAGGAATCAGGAATCAGGAATCAGGAATCAGGAATCAGCCGGGCTCGACATGGCCTAGGACTGTCCTAGGCCCGTACATTGGCTGGAAGGTGCGGAATAGAAGGTTTCGCGGCTATGTCAGCCTAGTGCGCCGCCGCGCCAGATAACACGCCCCATGATAGGCACCTCGGCCATTGAGGCGGCAGAGACCTCCTCGTCTGGATAGCGAGCCTTGTCCGGGTTATCGCTGCGAATCAGCCAGCTGCCTGATATCTGCTGAGCCATGCGTTTGATGCTCAAGCTGCCATCCGGTCGCCGGATCGCATACACCTGGCGGTCTCGCGGCTCCGTGTCGGAGCTGTCGAACAGCACCACGTCGCCCTCGAAAATGTAGGGCTCCATGCTGCTTCCGCTGGCGTAGATGACGAACAGGTGCTGTGGCTTTGCGCCCATGCGGCGGAGCCAGTCGCGCTTGAAGGCAAGGCCACCATTCACTTCGACGTGCTCGTTGAGCGCGCCTTCGCCACATTCGCCGTGGGCGCTGTATTGAGGAATCAGTGCGTAATCGTCGCTGCTTGGCGAGTGCCCTGCGCGCCTATCGTGCCCGGCTCGCCTGTCTTCCGCCGGCGTGGCTGTTAGGCCGATAGATTCCGCCCCAAGGCTGCCGAGTTTCAGGTCGCCTGATGTTCCGGCCGAGCGATGGGCCTCGTCCGCAATTAGCACGGTTCCTTCCGCAAGCCCCCAGTGACTCGGCGGAACAACATCGGAAAAGAAGGCGATCATCTGGATCATCTTCGTTTTGTCAATGCGGCCGGTTGCGATCCATCCCTGAACCGATGGCGGCTTAACGTTGAAATGGTCCGCAAGGGCCTTCTTTGAGAGCCCCTTCTTGACCCGTGCGGCGTCTATAGCTGCGCCAAGCTGTTCACCTTTAAGCATTGCCTAATTTACCCCCGGTGAATATCGGTTAGGCAATGGCTTGCTTTGCGATTAGCTAATGCCTTATTCTGTGCCAGTGTCACTACGGAGTAGCACTCAATGACCCCCGCACAAGCAGCCCAGAAGGCAGCGCAAATCCTTGGTAGCCAGGCGGAGCTTGCTCGCCAGCTCCAGATTCGCACGCCGACTGTTAGCCAGTGGTGCTCAGGCGGCCGGCCGATTCCGGCTGCTCGTGCGCTGCAGATCGAATCAGCAACTGGCGGAAAGGTCCGCCGGCAAGAGCTGTGCCCGTCCTTCCCGTGGGAAGGCGTGGCCGCCTGAGAACTGAAAAGGAAATCGAACATGTACCACGACCCCAAACATCTGCGCGACCACATCACGAAGGTCCGCCTCGACGAGGACACCGACGAGCTTCTGCAGTCGTTGGCGAAATTCCATCGCACCCAGAAAGCCGTACTGGCTCGCGAACTGTTGGAAGCCAGCCTGCGGGACATGCTTTCTCGTCTTGAGGATACCGAAGCAGAGCAGATGGCCTGAAGGCCTCGAAGGGGGCCTCATGGCTGAACAAGAAGTCGCTCTCGATGAGCGCTACCAGCGCGCATTGCATGAGCTAGCAAGGCAGGAAGGCAAGTCGCCAGAAGACCTTGGCGGCGAGCTGATCAGGGATCAACTGCGGAAGATCACTGAGCCGAAAGGCAATACCGGAAAGGTGCAGCCGTTTCGGAGGAGGGCAGGCCCTGAAAAGGGACCGAAAAACGGGCAATAAAAAACCCACCGGACAGGGTGGGTTCTTCAACAACGCTAGAGCTGGAGCAAATAATGCCGAACCTACTACCAAATTGCAAGACCCTGACCATGAGCAGTCGTGAGATTGCCGACCTGGTTGGGAAGCGTCACGACAAGGTGAAGCAGTCCATTGAGCGGCTTTCTATCGCGAAGCGAGGAGCTGATCAGGCCCCGATTGATCTTCCCCCAATGGGGGAATACCTAGACAGCCTGGGGCGGCCGGCGGCCGAGTACGTGTTTTCGGGTGAGAAGGGAAAGCGCGACAGCATCATTGTGGTCGCTCAGCTTTCGCCCGAGTACACCGCGCGACTGGTTGACCGCTGGCAGGAGCTGGAGTCGGCGAATCGCGTCCAGCTGCCCGACTTTACTAACCCGGCAGAGTCGGCGCGTGCATGGGCAGAACAGTACGAGCTTCGCGCCATCGCACAGCAGGCCTTGGCAATCGCCGCACCGAAGGTTGAGTTCGTCGACCGCTACGTCGAGAACACTGGGACGATGACCTTCCGCCAGGTCGCCAAGCTCCTCAAGGCAAATGAGCGCCACCTACGCAAATTGCTCCTCGACGGCCATGTCATGTACCGCCTCAACGGCGTGATGACCCCGTATCAGAACCACATCGACGCCGGCCGCTTCGAGGTGAAGACCGGCACTTCCGAGCGCAACAACCACGCATTCGCACAAGCCCGCTTTACACCGAAAGGCGTCCAGTGGATCGCCGGCCTGTGGGCGGCCCACACCATGCAGGAGGCCGCATGATGGCCAGATCGCGCAATATCAAGCCAGGCTTCTTCCAGAACGAAGACCTGCAAGAGCTGGACTTCGCCACTCGCCTGTTCTTCATCGGCCTCTGGACTGAAGCCGACAAGGAAGGCCGCCTCGAAGACCGCCCGAAGAAGCTGAAGAACGCTCTGTTCCCGGCTGACGACGTTGATGTCGAGCAGATGCTGGAAGGGCTTGCTGCGTATGGCTTCATCAGTCGATATGAGCGCGCCGGCAAGAAGATCATCCAGATCGTGAAGTGGGCCAAGCACCAGAACCCGCACCGCCGCGAAGCGCCGAGCACTCTGCCTGCCGAGAACGATGACGTCGTGGAGGAAGAGCAGCAGGCCCAATCAGGGCCTCAAAAGGCTGACACCGAAGCGGCGTTCGAAACCTTCTGGAAGCTGTACCCGCGCAAGTGCGGAAAGGAGCCGGCGCGAAAGGCCTTCGCCAAGATCAACCCGTCTCCCGAGCTTTTGGCTCAGATGATCGAATCGCTCGCCAAGCATTGCGCGTCGACAGGCTGGACCAAAGACGACGGCCAGTTCATCCCGCACGCATCGACCTGGTTGAACCAGAAGCGTTGGAACGATGAGGTCAAGGCGGCTGGAAACGTCCACCAGTTCCCGGGCGCTTCGCGTCACGGCGGGTTCGATCAGCGCGACTACAGCGTCGGCCTGGTACAGCGGGAGGATGGCACCTATGGGTTCTGAAGCCATCAACCTGACCGTCGATCCGCTCGAGCGCCGCTTTGGCATCGTCTCGAAGGAACTGGCCGTCTGCGACCAGCACGGCCAGTACGCCGCGATCATCAGCAAGCACAAGGAAGGCCCGAGTGGCTGCCCGGTGTGCGCCGAGATCCTCCAGCGCGAGAAGGATGCAGAAGACCAGAAGGCGTTGATGGCGAAGATCGCCGCCGACCGCCTGGCTAACAAGCTCGGCGCCGCGCTGATCCCGGCCCGTTTCCGTGATCGCACGTTTGAGAGCTACATCGCCACCGAGCCGAAGCAGGTCAAGGCGCTGAGTATCTGCCGAGGCTACGCCGAGAACTTCGCCGAGCACTTCGAGGCGGGCCGCTGCCTTCTGCTGCTGGGCAACGTCGGCACGGGCAAGACCCACCTGGCTACCGCGATCGCCAACCACATCATGCGCACGACGACCGCCACGGCCGTCTACCGCACCGTTGGCGGCATCCTGCAGCACATCAAGGGCAGCTACGACCGCGATAGCGAGTACAGCGAGGCTGACGCCTTCGCCGCGTACACGAAGCCGAGCCTGCTGATCATCGACGAAGTTGGCGCGACCAAGCCGACCGAGTTCGAGCTTGCCACCCTGTTCAACATCATCAACGGCCGGTACGAGGAGCAGCTTCCCACCGTCGTGATCTCCAACCTGCCAGCCGGCGAACTGTCCGGAGCCTTGGGCGAGCGCTGCGTGGATCGTCTGCGCGAAGGCGGCGGTATTGCTGTCGGCTTCGACTGGAAGTCAGCGCGCGGGAGAGCCAGCGCATGAGTACCTCTATCGGAACCGGCCGCCTGCACGAGGGCGGCCTTGACTGCCGGAATCTCTGCGAAATCTGCGGTACCAGCCGCACCACTCGCCGGCACCAAGCCTGCGCGCAGATCCGCAAGGCCATCTACTCCGCGCCAGCCGCTCAGCGCCTAGAGGTTCAGGCACTCCAGCGACAGGGCTACCGCCCCCAGGCAATCACCGGGGCAGGCATAGGCCTATCCCGCGGCAATGACCATCGCGTCGTCTGTGCTGACGGAAGCACCCAGCGCGGCGTAGGAGCACGGAAATGAATGAAGACAAGCGCAACAAACTGACCAAGGCCATCTCTTCGATGCTGCTCCCGCTACTGATCGGGCTCTTCGGTGCGAATCTGCTGATCCAGCTCATCGATCGCTTCAGCAACAACGACACCGCGTTGAGCTTCTACTCGGAAACAACCGACCTTACTTGCACCGTGGCGCGCAGCCGTGGCCAAGAGGTTATGGCGTGTCTGCCAGGTGACCATCGGGTAGAGGAGGCCTCCAAGTGACCGACTACATGGAAATCACCGAAGCCTTCCACCAGGCCCGCACAGCCCCCGACGTAACAGACCGCGCTACTGGCCTAGAGGAGGCAGATCGTATAGGTGGCGTGGCGCTGGTACAGGCCAGGCTGCAGGGGCAGGGCGCTGAGTTCTGCATCGATTGCGACGAGGAGATTCCGGCCGCTCGCCGCAAGGCCTATCCGTCGGCGGTGTGCTGCGTTGAGTGCCAGAGCCTGCGCGAAGGGAGGGCCCAATGAATGAGCTTCATCTATTCGCGGGCGCTGGTGGAGGAATTCTCGCAGGCCAATTGCTCGGGCACCGATGTGTCTGCGCTGTTGAGTTCGAGCCCTACGCACAAGCCGTGCTTGTGGCACGACAAAACGACGGGACTTTCCCCACTTTCCCGATTTGGGATGACGTGCGCACCTTTGACGGAAAGCCATGGCGCGGCCTTGTTGACGTGGTTTGTGGCGGATTCCCGTGTCAGGACATATCAGCTGCCGGGAATGGTGCCGGCATCGATGGCGAGCGCTCAGGCCTCTGGCGAGAAATGGCCAGAATCGTCAGTGAGGTACGACCCAAGTACGTCTTCGTGGAGAACTCACCACTGCTTGTGGGAAGAGGACTTGCCATGGTCCTCGGTGACCTTGCCGAGCTGGGGTATGACGCGCAGTGGTTTCGTCTATCAGCATCCGATTGCGGAGCGCCCCATCAGCGAGACCGCCTCTGGCTTGTGGCAAACGCCGGTGGCAGACGACTCGGTAAGCCGACCCAAGGGGAAATGGAACAGTCGTGGCGAGCCAAAGCTATCAGCGCAGGTTCTGCTTCGGAAGAGTTGGCCGACTCCTGTCGCATCGATGAGCAAGGGAAGCAGTCCCGCCAGCCTGACGCGCAAGTCCGGAGCGGATCGCAGCAACGATCGACTGGACCATGCAGTCATGGCTTCGGACGGTGGCCAGCTGAACCCGGATTGGGTCGAGTGGTTGATGGGATGGCCAATCGGTCACACCGACTTAAAGCCATTGGCAACGGGCAGGTATCGCGAGTGGCTGCAGCAGCATTCTCCATGCTTGCCGAGCAGGGAGGCCGCGTAAATGGCTAACCCAACCTTCCCCCT